AGCTATTTGTAGTATTAATTTTTTTGTACCACCATCTAAATCTTGAAATGCACTAGCCCATTCAGTTATTTTTTTTATAATAGGCAATATAGCATCAGAAATTAAAGCACCCATCTCAAGTTTCATACTTTCGATAGCAGATTGCATTTTTAACACCTTAGCTAAAGTTGTTTTACCCATAGCTTCAGCCATTTCAATTAACCTATCAGTATTAGTTTGATACTCTTTAGTTAATTCTGCTACTTTATCTTTGTTCTTAGCAAGAATAAGTATTTGATTGGCTGCTGTAACACCAACGAGTTTTTGAGCTTGCTCTAATCCGAATTGTCCTTGAGTAACTAAATCTAAAATCTCAGTAAAAGAACGACCCTCTTTGTGTAACTTCATAAAGACTTTACGAAGCCCTGTACCTGCTTTAGACGCTTTGATACCATTATCCATTAGAACACCCATCATCGCTGATAGTTCTTCTAATTCTACTCCTACAGCGTTTGCTGATGCCCCTGCGTGACCGAAAGCAGTCGAGAATGTGCTAAGTTGTACGGATGAATTTGCTGCTGCTGAAGCTAAAGTATTTGCTACTCTTGACGCTTCATTTGATGATAAACCAAAAGCATTTATGGAGGATGCTGTTACTTCGGCTGCAAGAGATAAATCTTCTCCCGTTGCTAATGCTAAGTCTAATATAGATTTCTCCATATTTTTAATAGCAGTCGGGTCGAAACCTTTACGACCTAATACTAATTGAAGGTCAGCGACTTGAAGTGCAGTAAATTGTGTAGTAGCACCTAGTCGTTTAGCTTCGTCTGTAAGCATTTTAAACTCGCCTACCGTAGCCCCAGTAACTGTATTAACCTTCATCATACCATTCTCAAATTGAGAGAATGTATCGAAGGCTGATTTACCTAAAGCAGTTAAAGGTGCTGTAACCCCAAACGATAAAAGAGAACCCATACGAGCTGCTCCTGAAGCGAATTTAGCTAACGATTTATTCGCTTTACCTAATCCAACTTCTAGCCCTTTAATATTGGCTGCTACAATTATCGAGATGGTTTTTACAGATGCACCCATTAGTTATAATTTATTAAAATTAGTTTTTTTGTATTTTTCAAGAACTTTTCTTATATGTTCTTTTGAAGCTATTTCTTTCTTAGGTTTATTTTTATTATCCCAAGGGAAAGGTAATACATCAGTAGGTCTTAGTTTCTTTTTAGAGTGAGGCATTAAGCAAGCAATCATAATAGTTCTTGTTTGCTCCCAAGAGTCTTGATTTGATTGATTGTAATGGTCAGAGAATCCCTTTAACTTATTATTAAAAGAACGAGGGGTTAATTCATATAATTCATAATACGATAACCCCATCATTCCTAATCCTATCTGTTCGAGTTTATCCCAATCAATATCCTCACCATCATCATCAACTTCCTCACCCTTTACTACTTTCCCTCTGATTGAGGTTGGTCTAATTGGAACGATTCAAATATTTCATTTATCTTAGAGAACTCTTCATTATCTATCCAATCTTCAATATCAGATATTTTGTAATTAAACTTCTCTCCGTTCTTTTTAGCACCGTACTTCAAACCAAAGTAAGCGATAACTCCAATGTGGTCTATCTCAGTTCCTAACTTATTTAATTCGTTTAGTTTTAAACCTAACTTGTTGCAAATTTGCTTTAAACATAAGTAACTAAACCTAATAGGTCTTAACTGACCACCTAATTCTACCTTTTTCATTTTATGCTTATTAATTGTTAATATGTACCTGTTGTTGCTGTACTTGTACCTGTAAATGTTACAGAATAAGTTGTATTTTCCTCAACTCCTGCATCCATAGAAAGACTTGTAACAAAAGCCTTTCCTTGGTAATATCTACCTGAAGTTCTCTCTGCAAACCTTACTGTGACTAAAGTTCTATTCTTCAAATCATTAAAGAACTCTTGAAAGTCTAAATCAGCAGTTAAATCAAACAAAGCATCCGTAGATAATTCAAATGATTTTAGTCCACCTAAATTGTTTTGATAACCACCACTATCTTTTGTAGTAGTATCTCTCAAATCCATATTAAATGAAACTGAAGCTGATGTGCTGTGTGCAATAGGTTCTTGACCTGCTGCTAAACCTGAAGTAGTTACTATTATATTTACTTTAGATTTGTCTAAAGTTGCAGTACCTCCTTCAATACTAATAGTAGCTACATTTCCTACAGCACCATTAGTACAATCAATATAATAAGAAGTACCATCTATTTGTTGAGGAACTCCTACATCATATCCTTTAGTTATTAAAGCTGCTCGACAAACCGTAGCAGCTTGTTCTGCACTATTTGCAGTCATATTACCAGTAGTAACATCGGCTACTGCTCCTGATGCGTTGGTAGTATCTTTAATTTTTAAATTACCAAGAGAACCACTTGTAGGAGAAACCTCAAATAACACTCTCGTTATTTGGGCTGTTGCTACAACTGTTTTGTAAACTAATAAATCCGATGCGTTTTTGATTGCCATAATTAATGGATTTAAAAGTTAATACTATCCTTCAGTTAATACTCCTGTACCTTGTATAGAAATAGAGTAAGTTGCGTTTTCTTCTACACCTGCATCTAAAGATAAAGATGTTATAAGTCCACTACCATACCAATTTTTTCCTGAGTTACCAAAAGCTACTTCTATTGCTGCTCCTGCTACCCATAAATCATATATTGTTTGGTATGCTTTAACAGTTTTGTTTGTTGTAGAATCAGATAACCAAGGGTCATTTGCAGCAGTTGGGTCAGAACCTAAATCAACGAAAGCATCACCACTTATTTCCCAAGACTTTAAGCCTCCTAGGGATTCAGACCATCCTAGACTTGATTTTGTAGTAGAATCTCTTAAATCCATACTTAAACTTAAAGAAGCTGAAGTAGCGAAACCAATAGTATCGCCTGCTAGTTTTCCATCAACTCGAATTGCTACATTTGTTGCGTTTTGAATTGCCATTTTATTTAGTTTTTAATTATTAGACAGTTAAAAATTATGTTTTTGTAGAACTTTTCAGCACTCTTAAAATATTCATCATCTAAGGTTTCAAACCTAAACTTTGCAGTATAAGATATGCTATCTTCGGTGTAAGTCACCTCAAACAAATCTAAAGCCTCTACAGCAGCTTTAGCTTGATTGTATGTTGTTAAGTAGTCATCAGAGAAACAAGCTATTCTTATCGAAACATCGCAAGAATCTAATGAACTTCCTTTTGAAATAAAATTACTTACATTCATTATCTCGAATGTAGTCGCTGGATATACTACGCCTTGAGGTATAATAACAGGAAACACTTTATCGCTTCCGTTAGCAGTTGTAAAAGCTGAAGTGCCTTCTAACTTAGTTACTATTTGTTTTCCTATTACTGCGAACATATTTTACTTAAATCCAGCTTGTTTAATCATTTTGTCTAGCATCTTCATCACATCTCTTTGTGCTGTGTTTGCTATATCTGTTCCCTTTTGGTCTATAACCTCTTTTGGGAAATCGTGCATAGGCTCTATTCGACCTACTGACTTTCCGCTTTTGTGAAACCTCTCTTTAGTTCCCTCAATTAACATAGCAGGAAGGTTTTTACTCTTCTTGCCTTTAACCCAAGTAGGATTAAGTCTTTTTATTATAGTACCTACATATATGCTTGGGAATTTAGACTGTTTAGCTGTTTTTAAGCCGATTGAGTCTGCTATTGACTTCCCTACTATTTTAGTTTTAGTCGAAGCATCATATCTTTGACCTGGTACTTTATTCTTTGTTCTGTACTTATATTTACCTTTTAAAGCCTTTTTAGCCTTCTGAGCTGCTGGTCTTAGAGATTTGTTAACTAACGACCTTGACTCTTTTACCGAATAACCTAGCTTCTTTAAAGCACTTTTAACTTCATTTAAGCCTTCTACCTTTATTCTGTTAGGGTTAGATTTTGGCATAATTAAAGTTTTTTATACTGGTGATGCAGTTGGTAAATCTTGTTTTACAAAAATTTCAATAAACTCTTTTCTAGGGTCTACAACAAATCCTATTATATCAAACTTATCACCCGTATCAACCTCTTCTAAAATCCAATTAGACTTTATAGTCTTTGTTTGTGTAGAGTATCTAATCGTGTAAACAAATCTCGAATAAGATTGTAACTCGTTACCCTCAAACTTCTCCTTAACATCTCTAAGCGTCTTTACATTCTTATTAGCCCATACAGTTGCTTGAGTAGATAGACTGCTTGTAATACCACCAAAAGCATCTTGCGATGCAGTTTTTGATTTAAGGATGATGCGTTTGTTAAACTCACCAGCTTGTATTTTACTTATGAAAGCCATCTAGTGATAACATTTATAAGGTTGAAGTAATATCTCAGAAGCCATTGGAAATCTTCGTTTCCTATCCTCTCTGAAATAGTACATATCGCTTACGATTAATTTAATCGCTTGTTTAATAGCATCAGGTACATCTGTAGCTGCATCTCCAAAACCTGTCTTAAATTCAATCCAAAATGAATTAGCTGAATCTTCTTTTAATTTAGGGATTGTGAAATTGCTATTTAAGTAAGCTATAGATGGATTAGAATAAGCATCAATATAAGCCTCTGTTGACTCTTGTTCTGTTCCACCTGAATCTATCCAATGAATTGGTTTGTTAGACCCTTGAGTCTTTAAAACACAATCAGGGAAAAGTAAAGATGCTTGCGATACTACAGAACTAAAGTATAACTTATATTCGTGTGTAATAAAGTGGCGATTACAATAGTGTTCAGCCATCTCTGTTGCAGCATCTATATATAATCCCAATAAAGCTTCCTCATCCGAACTGTCAATTCTAAGGTGAGATTTAATATCAGGAACCGAAACTACCTTAGTAGTTGGGTTATCCACTAAAACTAAATCACCTTGTGTGTTTGTATTTGGATTAAGATACATATATTGAGTTATAAAAAGAGTAATAAAAGGAAAGCCCCGAAGAGCCTTCCTATATATTAAATAGTAATTATTACTATGCTATTAAAGAAACAGCTTTAACAAATCCTGCTCCATCAGAAACACCCCAGTCCATATATTGGTTAAGAACCAATCTAGTCTGACCGTTTACTGCTACAGAATAAGGGTCTACCATAATATCTAGTCCACCGAACATTCCCATATATAATTTAGAGAAGTCACCGAAGTAGAAATCAGCTGATGCAGTACCAGTTTTAGTACAACCATTAGTGAAGTAAGTAGGGTAGCCATTAATTAAAGAACCTTGCATACCTGGTGTAACAGAAGCAACTTGAGCAGAACGCTTTAAGTCAGCCATCAATGCAGGGTGAGCAACATAAGCTAAGTTACCTAAAAGTCCACCTGCTTCAGCTAAAACAGTTTCAGCTTCAACAAAATCATTCATAATAGAAGCGTTTGCTGCATAAGAAGCCTCAGTAAATGTACCTGTAGCTAATTCACCTAAAGAATCAGGTGCACCTGTAACACCAGCTGTTTTAAATATAGCTGCATCCATTTTTTGTGCTGTTGCACGACCTAAGTCACGAATGATAGCTTGCTCTGCTGCTGCTCCGTTTTGTAACAATAATTGCTTAGAGATGTTTACATAAGAAGCTAAACGAGTTGGAGTCAATTCAACTTTTCC